CCATATTTGAACAACAAAAATCCATGGTATAATTTGTAAATTATAGGTATGATTATAATAGGATTTACAGGAAATGTAAATACTATTTACAGCGGGGTGCAGCGGGTGAAACCGTCCGTCTGTAACATCGGGCCTTGCAAGCTATAATATTTCTGCCTGTAAATCCTGTTGAGGTGATTCTATGTATTATGATATAAATAATACGTTATCTTATAACGCACTTTTCAACATTGTGCTTGGTGGACGCGGAATTGGTAAATCCTACCAATGGAAAATCAAAGCGGTACGGGACTTTCTGAAAAAGGGTAAACAATTCGGGTACATTCGCAGGTATAAAGATGAGCTATTAAAAACCGCTGACAAATATTTCAACGACATTATTAAAAATCAAGTTTTTCCCGACACCAAAATAGAGTATGACGGGGGTCAATGGTACATAAATGAGGAGTTGGCCGGGTACACTTTTGCGTTAACGAAAGCAAGCGATTATAAATCGAGTGCTTTTCCTGACATTTCAAATCTGATTTTTGAGGAGTTTATAATTGACAAGCCGCATTCATCTTATTTGCGCAATGAACCTTTTCTTTTATTCGATTTGTATGACACGATAGCTCGAATGAGAGACGATGTAATTTTATTTATGCTTGGAAACGCAATTTCAATGGCTAACCCATATTTTATACAATGGGATTTATCACTTCCGAAAAATAAAAATGCAGTTGTAAGAGATAACATACTTTTACAAGTAGTTCCGACAAGTGCGGAATTTAAAAGAGCAAAAGAAAATACAAGGTTCGGACAAATGTCTCGCGCTCTTGGATATGCAGAATATTCTGTGGATAATAAATTCTACTTGGATGATGAAGCACAGATAATGAAAAAAGGAAAAAATACACGGTTTTATTTTACTCTTGTATGGAAAGACAAGAAATACGGTGTCTGGTTTGATTATGATACAGGTATGACAATTATTTCATATGATTATGACCCGTATAACACAATGGTTTTTACACCAGATAAAGAAAGCATAAATAAATCCATTCAGTATGTAAAGCAGTACGAACGTCACCCGTTTTTCAGAAGAATAAAAGAAGCATTAGAAACGGGTACACTTGCTTACGAAAATGAAAAAATTCAGCATGAAATTAAAAGCATGTTGAAAATAATTATTTAAAAGGAGAAAAAACAATGGCTTATACTACGTGGATTACGGCGAACCCACTTGTAAATGTCACGCAGGTTTTTGGAGGTTCGCACCGGGGGAAAGACTGGAACACGAGGGACGCTTCCGGGGTAATGGGAGATACGATGGTCCGGGCAATTGGTGACGGCGAAGTCTTACGCAGCGAATACGGCACGAGCGGAAACTGGTCATGGGGAAATTTTATCGCGATTTATTATCCCTCTCTTGATAGAACAGTTTTGACCGCGCACCATGCAGAACGTCTTGTGAATGTTGGTGATAGCGTAACCGCTGGTACACCGATTGGAAAATTCGGAATGACTGGTAATACAACCGGTCCGCACTGCCATGAAGAATGGCACGTTGGCCGCGGGATTACAAATAATCTGGTAACGCCCGAAGATGGCTTCCCAAATATCGTTGGGCGTTATGAAGTGGAATATGGAGGAGGTGAGCCACCTATGCCGGGTGAATTTACTGCAAATATTCTGATTGTTGTTTTCGCCGAAAACGGGCACACAATTAACAGCCCTGCAAGCAATGACCCTGAAAATTATGTTTACTTTGGTAATAAAAGAAAGTTTCGCGTAAAACCTGACAACCTTGACAAAGTGCAGGAGTTCGGAAGCTGGAATTACTGGCAGGATATTACCGATGCAGCAGTTCTTAAAATCTTTAATAAAGATTTGAGTGAGCTTCCCAATGTGTGAAAAATTGAAGGCGCTTTATATTGAAAGTTATTATAATTATCAAAAAGCAAGTGCCAAAGAAGTTGGAATTATGTATGGGATATTTTTAGGGGTAAGAAAATGCTGTAATATTTTATATTCGCAGAAAACTGCTGCAGATTTCCAAATTTTAGCAAATGAATTTGCTAATAAAAGGGTGTGAGAAAATGGATTACACGGTAATGACACAGATAGTTAGTACGCTCGGATTTCCGATTGTAATGTGTGGCGTTCTTGTTTGGCTGAATGTCAAACAGATGAACGCGCATGCGGAAAGTGAAGAAAATTTTACAAATGCTCTTACGGATAATACGAAAGCGTACATTGAATTGAAAGACGCTATTTCAAACTTGAAAGTGAAAGGAGAAAACTAAAAATGAAACTTAGCGAAGCGCGTGAGTTTATTGATAAGCTTTATAACAGTGAAGATGGATTCACAGATGACATGCGTGAAGATTTGCGGCGGCTGCATGATAGTGAAGATGAACAAGAGGGAATGGAACGATACTGGAAAGAAATTTCCGATAAAATGGACGGAATTTCCAATGCGTTTAGGGATTTTAAGCGCGACTATGTTACCCGCGTCTTGACTGGACGTGATGCTGTTAGAAAGCATGCTGAAGATTTGAAAGATGATGAATTCGACGACATCAAAGACGAAACTGAAAAGATTAAATCCATTTTTAATGAGGAGGTAATTGAAAAATGAAAAGTGCAAAAGTTTTGACAAGTGTAACCAATAATGCACCGCAGATTCTAACCGCGCTTCGCAAGCAGATGGTAGCGGAAAATCCCAGCTTTGATAATCGGCTCCCGCAGGTGACGCAAGATAATATTCGGGAATTTGGCACGGCGGTGCTGGATTATCAGCCCACGCAAAACGCTTTTGTAGATACCCTTGTAAATCTTATCGGACGCGTATGGATTACGTATCGACTGTTTACTAACCCCATGCGCGTGCTTAAAAAGGGGATACTTGAGTACGGCGATACGGTGGAGCTGGTTTATACTAACCTTGCCAAGGCACACCAGTTTGACCCGAAGCAGGCCGAGGAAGAGTGGATGAAGCGTGAAATTCCCGACGTAAACACTGCTTTTGCAAAACTCAACTATCAGGTATTTTATAAACAGACTATTTCCGATGATATGCTGCGCCAAGCGTTTATGTCGTGGCAGGGTCTTAGCGATTTTATCAGTTCTGTATTTAATGCTATGTACACAGGCGCAGAACTGGATGAATTTACCACGATGAAAAATCTGCTTGCGCAGTATGGTGAAGCTGGCAAGTTCGCCGTTGAAGTAATCGGCGAAGTGACAGATAATACATCCGCGCACATGGCTCTTGCGAAAATGAAAGCCGTTTCGAATAAAATGGCTTTTATGCGCTCGGATTATAATAGCCTTGGAGTTCTTACCGCAACTCCGAAAGAAAAGCAGGTTCTTATTATCGACGCGGACACCGATGCTTATCTGGCCGTGCTTGGGTACAGCACCCTGTTTAATCTGGAACCCGCGAAGGTTCAGTACCGTGTTATCGTTGTGGATGAAATTCCTATTCAGGATACGCACGCAATTCTGATTGATGAGGACTTCTATGCGGTGTGGGACGCTTTGCAGAAGTTTACGCGCGATATGAACGGGCAGGGCCTGTATTGGCAGTATTGGGCGCATTACTGGAGAATCATGGCCGTGTGCCCGTTTGCGAACGCGGTTGCGTTTGTTACGACTGCTCCCACAATTACGGAAGTTGAAGTAACACCCGCAGCGACGAATTATGCTCAAGGCACGGCAGCTCAAATGAAAGTTAATGTTACGGGCACTGGACTATACCCGCAGGGTGTAACGTGGACTATCCGCGGAAATACCGACGCAGCCACAAATATTGCTCGTGACGGATTGTTGTATTTTGGTGAAGCAGAAACAGGCACAATTACTATTACAGCCACTTCTGTTTTTGATAATTCCAAAACCGGTACAGCGACCGCAACTAAAGCATAAATGTTTATAGCCGGGCGGGCAGCACCGCCCGGCAAATATAAAGGAGAAGAAAATGGCAATAAATCCCAACACAACAATTTATCTATGTGCAGGCATACCATGGGGGAATGACTATGCGCATGTTAGATTGTTCCAGAATATGGAAGAACGTCTTTCTTTTCTTTCCACAAAAATTGCTGCAGCGCTTGACGGTGCAACTTATCAGCGAGACGATAAATTCGTTTCGTTTCCTGCAAATTATGAAACGATAGCAAATTGCAGCTACATGTATTACCAAAATAACAATCGGTGGTATTTCAACTTTATCACAGATATTCGTTTTCAGAATGAAAACAAAAGTGACGTGTATTTTGAACAGGATGTTTTCCAAACATGGTTTGCAGATAACACGTTGAAAATTTCTTTCGTTGAACGCGAACATACAAACGATGACACATTCGGAAATAATCTTGTACCCGAAAATCTGGAAACGGGGGAATATGTTTATAACCAGAATATTACAAGCGGTTATGGCACTGTTTATGATTTTACACCCGGCATTATAATTGCCGTTTCAGAGCGCTTGGACGGTGCAGCAACTTCGAGTTTACTCGATAACACATTTACTGGGTTGTCTTATTACTACGCGAAAAAAGAACGAGTAGACATGGCTATATCGATGGTTGATGAGTATGCAAAAAGCGGCAAGGGTGACGCCATTGTGTCGATGTTTATGTATCCGCTTGAACTCCTTAATATTTTCCCTGCTTCCCCGTCTTATGGTTGGGTGTCGGGTATGGGTTCAGAAAGAATTTACGGGAACAAACTGCTAAACGTTTTCGCGCCGCTAGATGGATACACACCTAAAAATAACAAATTGTACACATACCCGTATAGGGCCTTAGAATTGTACGGTTCTGGCGCAAGCGGAAAAGAATACCGTTACGAATTTTTTGACTTTGAAGCACAAGGAACGAACGGGCCTTTCGTATTGTTTAGTTCTCTTGGCGGTTCAGCCCCTATCGTATGTACACCGCTGAATTACAAGGGGCTTGACATCTCACTTGATGAATCGTTGACAATGCCAGCTTTCCCTGTTTGTTCGTGGATAAACGACACCTTTAAAAACTGGTATGCGCAGAATCAAATGGGAATGAATTTAAATGCTTTAACGACAATTGCTGGCGGTTCTGTTGGGGCGGGTGTTGGAGTTTTTACCGGGGATTTTTCCGGGGCGGCTGAAAGTGTTGTAGGTGCGGCGACTAAAATTGCTAATACGCTTGTAACAATCGAAGAACATAAGATAATCCCCGATAGCGCAAGGGGCAATACAGCTTCTTCGAATTCTTTCTTTGCAAATGGGCAATGGTATTTTTACATGTTCCCTAAATGTGTGCGATATGAATATGCAAAGCGCATTGATGATTATTTTACCATGTACGGCTACAAAACCCTACAAACAAAAGTACCTAACTTATACGGACGCCGTTCATGGAATTTTGTAAAATGCACAGAAGCTAATTTAATAGACAGTATTCCCGTTGTGGCTCACAATCGAATCAAACAGGCATTTGAAACGGGTGTTACATTTTGGCACACAAACGATATCAAGAATTATGCTCTTGATAATTCTATTGTTTAAGGGGGTGTGATAATGGCAAGAAAAGGAATAGGCGGCAAAGACTTTCAGTTTTTTGATTCTCTAGCACTTAACAATGTGACATACAACGAATACACAATTCGCTTGCTAAATATCGCGTTAGCTCGCTTTAAATGGGAAAATGTGCCGAAAGGAATTGACATTCGTTATCTCGAACTAATGCTCATTACACAGGGTTCGGCACTTGTTTTTTATGAAGATAGTCTAGACCAATTTTTTGGCCTGGGGGTTGCATACACCGGCCCACTCAACTGGTACGGAGTACCGTCTGAACGAAGCGCAATTGCCGCAAATGGCACTCCCTTTAGAATGCTGGATGAATCTAACAGTGTGCTTATTTTTAATAACATGGCAAGAACTGGTGATGCTTACATTATAAATGAGTATGCCCACAAGCTATATGAAGTTCAGCGCAATGCAGAGACGAATGCAAATTTACAAAAGTTTTCGGCTTTCATTGCGTGCAACGAAAAAGAAAGATTATCGCTTAAAAACCTAATTATGAAGTTGGACGGCGGTCAACCGTTTATTTACGGTGATAAATCATTGAATCTTGATAGCATAAAACCCATTAACTTAGACGTCCCGTTTATTGCCCGTGATTTACTAAGCGTAAAAACGGAAATTTATAATGAAGCCCTTACAAGTCTTGGTGTTGTTTCAGCTTTCACAGATAAACGGGAAAGGCTTGTTGCGAATGAAGCCGCCGCCCCGTTCGGTTCGCTTGAAATGATACGAGAATCTTACCTTTATGAGCGAAAACAGGCATGCGAAAAAATAAATGAAATGTTTGGCACTAATATGACGGTGGAGTTCAATTCAGAAATTCCAATTGTGCCAGAAATGGGCGGTGATATTGAAAATGAGTAGTTACACCGTTGAATTAAGACAGCTTATTCAGAATGGTTATGATATAGGATTAAAAGACTACCCTATTTTTGATGAAAGTTACCGTGAAACGCTTAACAATAAAATTATAACGCATTATTGGATGAGGGAAATTGGAGCAGAAACAGCGGGGCTTTTCAAACTTTATCTTAACCGCACAATGGATGAGATAATGCCGTACTACAACCAGCTTTACAGGAGTGCTCAGCTTGACTTTGACCCTCTAAACGCTTACAATTATACCGAAACAAACATGGAATTGGAAAACGTTGAAAGCGACGGCACCCGCACTGACACGGCAGACGGAAAAAGTCTTTACAGCGATACCCCTCAAGGGTTGCTTGATAATGGCGCTATTGCAGATGAAAAATATTTAACGTCTGCAACTTTGAACGATTCTTCTGCATCTTCCACGGCAAACAATTTACAGAAGCGTGACCGAAGTTTTGAGAAGAAAGTACGCGGAAACATGTACCATAATTTAAGTGAACTGTTGAAAGACTACCGGGAAACATTCTTGAACATTGACATGGAAATTATAAACAACCCGGAAATACAAAACTGCTTCATGAAACTTTACTAAAGGAGGTGAGAAGATGGATTTTCTAAATGTAGTTCGATGCTGTACACCCGCTTTACCGTCTGCTTATGCTGACGCCCTATCCTATTACGACGCGTTGTGTAAATTGCAGGGCTCAATTAACGAAGTGATAGCTACTTTAAACACGTACACACCTGTAACCGAAGAATGGGTTAAAAATTATGTGACTGAACAACTAAATTCGATTATTAAAGATATTGAAGATTTTGAAAGTTCAGTTGATGGAAAAATAGACAATCTGGAAAACCAGTATGCACAATTTACGCAGGAAGTTAATGAAAAAATCGTTGGGATAATTGAAACGGTTAATAAAAATAATGAAATTTTCTATAATTATCTGATTACAATTGTCAACCAGAAATTGGAAGAAGTTGTAAACCGACTTGGAGACGAAACGATTATCAACAACCCTGTATACAATAAAATGGACAGTTTAAAGAATACTTTGAATGATATGTACGCAGGGGTGCGGCAGACGGGAATTACTGCATATGAATATGCAAAGTTGGGGCTGACCGCTGCAAAATATAAGGCTTATAACGTTACCGCTTTTAACTATGCAGCCTCCGCGCGTTTTATCTGGCATAAACTCATTTACGGTGTGTATTCTGCAATTACAGGTGTTTTTACTTCTACGCAACAGGCTATGAATGAAATAGCACAACAATTGAGAACAAATGGCCTGACAGCAAACGAATATAAAGCACTTGATTTGACCGCGGATGCTTACACGGGTAAAAACTGGACGGCGTACAATTACGCTTGGAACTCTAAAACTTAAATAAAAAGGAGAAAATTATTATGGCAAGCACAAACAAAACAACTACTCTTGACCTTTCCCAATTCGTCGGCACTGACAAACCCGATTGGCTGACCGATTACAATGAGGACATGGAAAAAATTGACACTTGGGCGACAACAGCTGATTCCGATATTAACGCCGCGAATAACAATGCGTCTGGAGCAAAAACAACGGCAGAAGCCGCGTCACAGGCGGCGAATGCCGCAACCACCAGCGCGGCACAGGCTAACACGGCAGTGCAGAGCCTGCAAAGTTCTCTTAACTGGGTTCGCGGTACTATTTCTAATCCGACAGCAGGTGTGTTCCAAACCACAAACTTTATATGTGATTATCAACCCGCAACTGGTATTCTGAGTGTTTATGGATCTGCCACTTTTGTAGCGGCCCCGTCCTCCGCTATCCCCTCAAATAATTATGTTAGTATCGGTACAATTAATATCCCCGGAATGCCAAACCCCGGTAATACTAAACCGATTTACATTGCATGTTCACTTGTTGCAATTGGCGCACCTATTGCCGTGCAGGCTCAAAGCATGCGTTTGACCGCTTCCAAATCCATTGAAGTTTATTTGGGTGATGCATGGCCTAACCCTGACAAGTACACCGGGAAGCAAATTGGCGTCCGGTTTATGATTTCAACAAATCAATGGTAAAGATGAAGCCCCTCCGTTTGGAGGGGCTTTTCATTATTCAACTTTTGCTAAGGCTTCATAGTAGTTTTCTGCATCAATTTCTACAACTGCTTCATGGACTTCTTTGATTGTGATTTTGAATGTCATAGTATTTTTAAATCTCCCTATTGCTATCTTTATAAATCTTGTACGCTTTTCCATTCCATGTCCAAATATCAAAACTATTGTGTTCGTTTGCTATATTTCTCTCTTCTTCCCATGTTCCCATGGCCTCAACTTTAGCTATCATCTTGGTATCTTCTCTATTTATAGCTATGAGCTTCATCTTCAACTCTCCCATCACATCATATTTTGAAAGGGATATAACCTTTCACTGTCTATATTATAGCATGGATTGTTTTGTTTGTATTTGCATAATCGTCTCT